TACCCAGACCGGCAGGACCGGAGACAATCAGAGCACGAGCGTTGCCAACCGTACAAGCCTCGGCAAGCACGTCAAGGATCTCAAAGCGCTCGGAGATACGAGCATCGATTTCGGCGTCAGTTTCGCTCGGGCGAGTGTCATAGTTGACCTTGACCGGCGAAAACTTTTCGACACGAGCCGTACGAGCGGCGGAACGATCATAAATACCCTTCGGCATATCACACCTCATCTCATCAAGTTATAACGTATCATACCTCGGCGACGATTTAAAGTCAACCCTCGTCTTCAACCAGCTCGTCCTCGTCCTCCGGAAAATATTCGTAAGCGTCAACGAACTCCTTGACCTCAGCCTCAGACATCCAACGCAGCAACTGCTCAGCCAGAGCTTTGGTGTCGAACATGCCCTCGTCGATCATCTCAAGCATGCGGGTCGTAGCTTCACGGCTGCGGAACATCGAATCAGCGTTGGACATATCGTTCTCCTCATCAACTTATAACCAATCATACGTCGGAACCGTTTTAAAAGCAAGCAATAACTTAACCATGGAGACCGCTTGATTTTAAAACGTTTGAAGCGTATGGTTGGTTATAAATTGAAACGAAGGAGCTAACGAATGTCTGGTATCGAACTGCTGCTGTCTGACTCTCGTGGCGTTTTCATTCCCCGTGATTTTTGCGCGTGTTTTGTGGGATGGACCAATATCGACCCGAAGGATGCCGAGACCTGCGTAGCTGGTCCTGATCAAGAGTGGTACTGGGAAGCTTGGGACAAGATCCTTTGTGATGCGTTCTACGAGGATCAGAACGGCAAACGTTGGACTTTGCATCAGGATGGCGATCTGTTTGTTGTTTGCGAAGAGCTAATGACTGACGAGGAATATGAGAATTTTTACGGTAATCCTCGTGATTATTGATTTGACTTTTGTGTACGAACCAGTATAATCACTAGTGTGACCATGAAAGGATAAAAGATGATTAACATTCAGTTGCAGGATAAGACTGGTAATTGGGTAACGTACCAGACCACTCTTAACAGTTCTAATTATATCACTCAGGGAATGAAGCAGCTCTCCAGCCGTTATCCGAATTACCGAGTGCGAGCTGTTGACCAGAGTGGTCGAGTGGTTGATATTCTTTAGGTCGAACGATAGGTCAGGAGATAGGTCATGCTTATTCTTATTCGTGGTATTCCGGGTTCTGGTAAGTCTACATTTGCGAAAACTCTTCGTGATCGCACGTTTACTAATGCTGTTCATCTTGAAGCTGATATGTTTTTCACTGAACATGATGGTAGCTATCATTGGGATGCTCTTAAAGTTCAAGAGTCTCATAAATGGTGTCAGACTACTGCATATATTCTGTTGAATCAGGGTGTCAACGTTATAGTTTCTAACACCTTCACGAAGATCTGGGAAATGCAGCCCTACATCAATCATGCTCGAATGATCGGTGTTGACTTTATTGTGCATCGTATGATGAGTGAGTATGGCAACATTCATAATGTTCCGGAAGGTGTTGTTCAGAGGATGAAGGATCGTTTCGAAGATTATCCGGGCGAGATTATGAGGTAAAAACAATGAGTTGGGAAATGATTAAAGGATTGTTGTTTGTTTTTTGGATGACCATTGCCGTATTGCTTTTGATGATTGGTTATCATTTTTGGTAACGAAGTTGGTCGAACGATAGGTCGCGGAGTTGGTCATGAAATCAGTGAGCGAAAAGACGCACAGAAATCCATTTAGAAATGCGCAAGATAATATCAGTGCAAATTTTACATTTAATCTAGATATATATGCGCATATATATCTAGTAACTCCTTGCGTGTCTGTTCACATTCTCAAAAGAGAATTGATAAGAGAAATTAAAATACGAAAACATCTTTATTTTTCGGCTCAATTAAATGGATTGAGAGTGATACCATGATCTCAGTTTCTATGAGAGTTTATAATGGACCATTGATTAAAGCTGAACAAGATTCGAGTTATTATCTTTCGGGTAAGGTTAGTAATAGTGCGTATTACGTGTTTGTTAGCGACAGAATAACATCTAATGCAAAATGGTTTGTCGTTTATCGCACAAAAGAGTTGACTTTTTTCAAAATTTAACGTATAATGTTCAAACTGGAAAACGGAGATATATGATGACTGAAGTTAAGAAGATTGAAAGCCTTACTCCTGAACAGGAAGCTACTTTCCCTCATTATGTTGATAAGTGGACTAAGATTGGTATGGCCACTGGGCCAGTTGATCTTGAACCCGCCAAGGCTGCTGTTTGCCTTGCTTATGAGAAGGCCGGTCTTCCTCATCCTACTCGTTTCTTTGTGACCAAGAGCCCCATTGATGCTATTCGTTTGATCAAGGAGCTTGAGCCTAATTTCACTGAACAGGAAATTTTCAATAATATGACCTATGGTTGTCATAATGCGCCATGGTTCAGCTTCTATGAGTTTTTCCGTGATGAAGTGAAGCTTGACTTCGTGCACCAGCTTGATGGTCTTATTGAACTTGCCCATCACACTGGATGGTTGAGTATGTATTCTGATACCGTTGTGTTTCAAGATCGTCCGGAAGTAATCAAGATGGATGATCAGAATCGACTTCATTGCGAAGATGGTGCTGCTATTCGTTATAGCGATGGCTTCTCTATCTATGCTTGGCATGGTGTGCGGATTCCTGCTGAATTTATCGAAGACAAAACTTATCTTACCCCCAAGATTGCTCTTACTTGGGAAAATATCGAGCAACGTCGTGCAGCTATTGAAATTCTCGGATGGGCACGAGTATTGCGAGAATTGAATGCCAATGTAATTGATAGCGATCCCGATCCTGAGATTGGTGTTCTTGTTGAGGTTGATATTCCCGAGATTGGTCGTGAGAAGTTCCTCAAGGTGATCTGCGGCACTGGTCGTGAATTTGCTATCCCTGTGCCTCCGGAAATGACTTCTGCAATTCAGGCAAATGGATGGACTTTTGGACTTACCCCTGAAGATATGCTAAACCTTGAGGTTCGCACTTAAGAGAGATTGGCGGGGTAAAACCCGCCTTTTTCATTGGAGTTAAAGATGATCTCAGTTCAAATTCAAGTCCATGTTCATGTTGAGAATCAACTCTGGATACAATGTAATTCTCAAGTTGAGGATCAACTCTGGATACGAGGTAATTCTCTAGCAAGTGGCCAAGTCTGGAATCAAGTCTGGAATCAAGTTAGGAATCACGTCAGGAGCCAAGTTCTGGATACCCTGAAATGAAATCAGTTAAAAAGGATACATTTTGGAAAATTAAATATAATGTTGAATATAATGTTGGAACGATCATTAGTGATCTTACTCCATTTGAATTTTGGGATAAATTGTGGGAAATACTTGTTACACCTGTCGGTAATAATGTTAATCGGACTTGGATTTGTATTTATGCACAAATAGAAGAGAAATTAAATGAAACCAATTAAAACCGAAATGTATAGCCATGAAAGCTCTTTACATTTACAAATTAGAAATAGTCTTCATGCAGAAGTAAATAAAAATATAATGGTTTTAGTTGTTTCTAAAATTAATAAAAAAGTGTCATACTGGGGTCACATTTGGCATCAAGTCGATGTTAACATTAATAATATATACGATGAAGTCCTAGAAAGGGTTAACAACAATGTTTAGTATGAAACATAGCGTCGAATATGTTCCTGTAACAAGGAAATTTTACATAAACCTTTACGATTATACGCATTATGAAATTCGAATGCGTTCAACTGAATCAATAAGATATCCTTTGGATGTTATCGTTTCAGAAACTAAACGACTCGTTCAAAATCATATCATCGATCATAAAAAAATTCGCTTGACTTCCCCTTATTGATAGGGTAATATAAATAGGTAAAGTTGAAACAGGAGATTGAATTATGGCTAAAACTTTTACTCGTATGGCTGCTCAGGGCGATTTCGTTATCATCCGTGTTAATGACATTCCCGCGAATGTGGAGCCTGTTGCACCGGAAAATAACGTGTATGTGATTGCCCACTCTGAAACTGGTCATAACCACGTTATGGAACGTACTCACGTTGAAGCGTTTAAGATTCCTTGAACTAAGGACGTTGATCTTTATGAAATGTTCCTCAATGTGAAGGAACCGACTGAGATTAATCATCTTCGTTCTTTCGACACTCATGAAACTCTTATTGTTCCTCCGGGCCAGTATAAGATTCGCCGCCAGCGCGAATATACTTCGGAAGGGTTCCGAAAGGCTGCCGATTGAATTAAGGCTCTTCGGAGCCTTTTTAAAAATAAAGTTGACTTTTGTTTCTGTTTAAGGTATCATTGTTAAATAGGATACCTAATTTGGTCCGAAAGGAAATGTCAATGGCCGAGAGATTCAAAGTCGTGTACACCGTGAAGCACATCGAAAAGGCTTCCAACCTCTACGGTTATCTTATTGACCGTAAGCACACCTTCAATAATTTTATGAACGCTGTTAAGTTCGCTCGCGAGATTCGTGGCGCGACTCTTGATGGTATTTCTGTTGTCGGTAATCCTATCGTTGAAAGGGCTTAAAATGAAGATGATTCGTCGTTACAACGTACAGCTAGCTGTTTGGGAAATTGGTTATTACTGCGGAACTCGATTTTATGTCGTTAAGATGACCAAAGATCTGGCCGCCTAATTTAAAGGGAAAGCAAATGAATAAAGTAATTGCTATTGTAACTGCTCTGAGTTTTGCCACTCCTGCTTTGGCTGATAACCATCGTTTCGGCAATCATGCTGGTCGAGATGTGGGCATTGGCTTCAGTGTTCTTGGTCTCGGTATTCTTGGAGCGGCTTTTATCGCTGAAAGAAGCAAGCATTTCGTACAGACTCTGGATCAGAACTGTGTTGTCGCTTATGATCGTCAAGGCAATAAAGTATACGATACAGAATGTTTTGATAATTAAAATTAATTAATTATATCTCATTATAAATAGTTAGTACCAGTCACGGGTGATCAGACCCTACTGGTTCTAACATCTGTAAGGAGATATCAGCTATGATTATTTATAAGGATATTAAGCCAACAAGACTTTATATTAAAAAATGTTCTCATTGTGAACTTAAATATTATGGAAAATCAGAAAGTGTTAATATAGAATCATATAAAGGTTCTGGTGGATTTATCATCTTATGAGGTGAACTATGTTGGGTGGTTTTTTCGAGTATCAGCAGTATCGTTTGAATGATATGGCCGATCAGATTCAAAATATTCATGATACTAATGATGAAGATATGATTGAAGATAGGTATTCAGTTGAAACACGAATTGAATTTCGTAAAGCAATTATTGCTCTTCAAATTGCCCGTATCTATGTTGATCGAATTGATTGGTTGTTGTCTGGTGATGATAGCGAAGAAACCTTTCATAAACGTTTAAAGAAAGATTTGGAGAATTTGTGATGAGAGATATCTTTATCATTTCAGACACACATTTTGGTCATGAAAACATCCTTAATTTCATCAATAATGATGGCAGTAAGGTTCGTGACTTCCATGATGTTCATCATATGAATGAGTATATGATTGATCGTTGGAATAAGACCGTAAGAGACGAAGATATCGTTTACCACCTTGGCGATGTTTATTTTGGTAAGGGCCACGAAGTTCTTAATAGGCTTCGTGGACGAAAGCGTTTGGTCCTTGGTAATCATGATAATGCCAAGAGTGCTCACCTTCAGAATAATTTCCAGAAGATCATGCTATGGCGTGAGTTTAAGGATTTTGATTGCATTCTTACACACATTCCGCTCCATGAAAGTTCTCTGTATAAGCGTAAGTTTAACCTCCATGGCCACGTGCATCATGGCAATCATCGTGGTCTAATTCAGGATGAGCGGTACATTAACTGTTGTGTTGAAGTTAATGACTATATGCCCAAGTCTATCGAAGATTTGATTAAGGGTAAGTGATGGCAAGGTATTCAATTGAAGGGTACGTTATCATTCCACCTGTTAACCCATGGGATGATAAAGGCCTTGTTATTCCTCAAATGTCATATACTTCTTTTGCGTTGACACCACCTTCTGCATGGGATAAACATATGCATACTCGACCAGATGATAAGGATTGGTCTATTAAAGTTCAACGATGGCATGATAAAGGCTATCGACTTAAGAAGGCAAAGTTAACAATTAGGGATGAAGATTGATGACACCAGAACAAAAGATTAGGGCAACAGTTCTTGTTAATTTAGGTTTAATTCCATCTGATAATGTTGAAATTAATTATGAAGACTTTGAAGATGAAGATGATAAGCATTATGATGAAATTTATGATGCTCTATCGGATTTCCGTGGTGGTGAAGTAGAGACCGATATTCCTTGTGAATGGTCCCGTCATTATGAAACCAAGAGTGTAGCAGCTAAAATGTATGATGGTACATGGGTTGGTTGGACTTATTGGTATGGTGGCGGTAAGCACGGTGAACCAGAGTCTATTGATTGGATGCCATCTGCATATTTCCTTGACGTTAAGGAAGAAGAAAAGATGATGGTTATTCGTACATTTACTAAAAAGGAAAATAATAATGAGTGATGACTATAAGCAAGGTTACAAAGATGGATTCAAAGATGGTATGAACTTTTTGAACCCACCCAAAGAATTTAAGAAGATCAATCCATGGGATGATGTTCGAGCACAGACGACAACTAATGCTTGTATCGTATGTGGCATGAGTTTTACAGATGCTTTGGGTAACCCAGTTGCATTCGGATATGTATGTAATAATCCACAATGTCCGACCACTGGTCGCCGCCCAGAATTACAGCGTCTAACTTGACTTCTACGTGAAATAGGGTATAATATGATTATTGGAAAATACGAGGCGATATGGCTTGGTTGGGATCGTTGGAATTTGTTTGATCGTGGATTTCGATTCAATGGTGGCGGATATATGTATGGTGCCAGGCCATATAGCTATTTTCGTTTAGGTCCAATTAAATTCATGAAGTACATGAGGTGAAGTGATGAATGTAGATTTAGATTATGAACTAGTTACTGGTCTGTTCAAAGCAGTATTAGTTGAAGATTATCGAATGAACCTTAAGGAAATTCGTAAGCTTCAAAATAAAGAAATCCTTCCTGATTATGTAAAGGAAGATTTGATTTATAGTCTACGCCTTGCAAGTGCAATGGAAACTCTTATGAAGTATTACTTTACTTCTGAAGAGGCCAAACGTATTATCAATGAGGGGATTTGTGATGAATAATAAGCCAACTGTTTCTTATACCTTTTCCTACGCGTCAAATGGTTATGGAAATGTCGGATTTCCTGACGAATATTACAATTTGACTTTTGATGGAACTGATATTACAATTGATATGATGGTACTGCAGTTCGAGAAGCTTCTTCGTTCTGCTGGTTATGAGTTTAAGCATGTTGAAGTTGTTAAGTCTGAGAGCTACTGATTAGTTATTATCTTCAGGCATTTTATTTTTCGTTTACCAATTGATTTAACCTCTATAATATGAAAGAGAATGAAATGATTAGTCGTATTTTTGGTAGCTTTCTCGCTTTGGTAATTTATGGGTTTCTGATGAATCTTTACAATCCCATTGCCACTCTTATTACTGGGCAAGCTGCCGGTAATCAGTTTGCCAATAGCGATGCAGCTTATCTGACAACAATGTATACGTTTTCTCTATTTAGTGGAGCGAATGCTCTGCTTAGTATTGCTTTGTTCATTGTTCTAATTGCGATTTGGGTTAAGCCTACCAAGAACTTCTTTGTCGCCATGACAACGGGCGCTCTTGCTTTGGCAATCTTTGCTTATCAGCCCAATCGAGCATATGCTTACGTTGATACTGCTGATAAGACTGAAGTTTATACTATTCTTCCCAATCAAACAGCTTTCTGGGTCCCTGATGTTGGTGCGAACAAGGATACTCAGTCTCAGTTCGAAAGTGAAGATTATTATAATGAGCGTAAGATTGCTTCCAAGCGGTTCGTTATTCCCCATGCCAAGTTGAGCAATACTGGCGGGTATTATGGTTGGGATTATTATGTCCCTACTGGTCGTCTGTATATCGTGGACCGTGCACCTTACTCCCATGAATGGGTAAAGTCGCGGGATCGCGGTAGTTCTGACAGCGACCAGTCTTTTCCTTGTCAGTCCAAGGACGGTCTGAATATTACTGCCGGTGTTAGTATTGCGGCTAGTGTTAGTGAACAGGATGCGGCCAAGTTTCTTTATAATTTCGGTGTTCAGCAGCCGAAGGGAAACTCTAGCGATCCAGTGATTATCTTCCAGAGCGTTTATTATGGCCGTAGCCTTTGGGCGGTAATGGATGATGTTGGCCGCAAGAAGGTTCAGACCTTGGTTTGTAATGAAATTGGTCGTCGCACTTTTGATAAGGCCAATGAAGATTACGTGCCAATGATGGACGACATTGAAAAGAATGTGAAGGCCTACTTCAAGAACTATGGTATCACCATTAACTTTATTGGTTGGGCAGATACTTTCGAGTTTGATAGTGAAGTTCAGCGTACAGTTAATAACTTCTATGAAGCTGCCAAGCTTGGACCAGTTATGGCAACTCTACAGGCAACTGCTCAGCTTGACGTTCAGCGTGGTCTGGCTAATGGTATGGATAAGCATGGTCTGCCTATGTTTGTTTCTCCAGGCATTATTGAAGGGCTGATTAATCTTGTACCGAAGGTAGCTGTTCCTTCTGCAAAGTAATTTCTATAAATAGTGGCGGTCATACAAAGGAGCGCCACTATGACAATTAGAAACTACGGTTGGAAAAAATCAGTACCAGATCATAGAGATTATAAATTAAAGACTGTTAACCCATCAGTTTATAAAAATCTACCTGCCTCTGTTGATTTGAGACATATCATTCCGGAAGTATTGGATCAGGGTCAGTTAGGTTCTTGTACTGCTCATGCTTTAACTATGGCGCAAAGAGTTGCCAGAATTAAGCAGGGTCTTCCTGATATGAGATTATCTCGTTTGTTCGTTTACTATAACGAGAGATTAATGGAAGGAACTGTTAATAGCGATGATGGCGCGCAGATAAGAGATGGTGCCAAAGTGTTGGGTACTTATGGCGCGCCAGTGGAAGCTGATTGGCCTTACAATGAAAATCAGTTTACAATTAAACCTTCTGATCAATCATACAAAGATGCTATTCAGGATGAAGCAAGTCAATATATGACTGTTGAACAGACTGAAAACGAAATTAAAATGTGTTTGTATGAAGGTTATCCTGTAGTATTCGGTGCTAACATTTACGAAGAATTTGAGGGCGATACTGTTGCCAGAACTGGTATAGTTCCGATGCCAAATCGAAATTCTCAGTCAGCTGGTGGTCATGCTATTCTTATTGTTGGATATGATGACTCAACCAGAAAATTTACTGTTCTTAACAGTTGGAGCGATAGTTGGGGTGACAAAGGTTATTGTTATTTTCCCTATGAGTATATAACTAATGCCGACCTTTGTTCTGATTTTTGGACTATTAGAAGCATTGCTCCCACAGATACAAATCGTAAAGTTATTATTCCTTAAAAAGAGGTTTGTTATGCGCGTGATTATTGGACCATATCCTAATTCAATTCAACTTTATAAGTGGTTTGATAAGTGGATTGAATATAACCACAATCAGCCATGTTGGGAAATTGATGATAGTGATTACACTTGGGTTGATAAGCTGATTGAAAAGGGGGTAGACTCAATTCAATCAGTTTTAAACGCAACGATCAATAAGATCAATCGCCCTCGCAAAGTTAAGGTTCGTATCGACAAGTATGATACTTGGAATATGGACCACACTCTTGCTTACATTATTCTTCCTATGCTCAAACAGCTTAAGGAAACCAATCACGGATCGTCTCATGTTGATGATGAAGATGTTCCAGAAGAGCTACGTTCTACTTCTGCTCCTCCCAAGAAAAACGAATGGGAAACAGATGAGTTTCATCACAAGCGTTGGGAATGGGCCATGAATCAAATGATTTGGGCTTTTGAACAGATTCTTGACGAAGATGAAGGTCGTGATAATTATTATGATAATGATAAGTTGGATATGGGAAAGTATACCGAATACAACGCCAAGGTTCAGAAAGCTTTGATTCTTTTCGGTAAATATTTCAGATCACTTTGGGATTAATATGAGGTATCAAATTCTTCTCACTGAGAAAGTAGTTGAAGAAGCTGCTCAGGATATGATTGATGGCGGCGAACCCAACAATGGGTTTTCGAAAGTATTGGCTGCTGGCGCGGAATATAAAGCAGCCAATATGACTCCTTTCTATACATATGACTACGAAAATAATGATATTTTTGTGTATGCAAAAGAAACTTTTGGAAAAAAGTTGAACTAATTTATCGCGTCGCAATATAAATAATTCTAGTATCGCCTAATGGGATACTAGAATCAAAACTCGCTTATAATAAGGAGAATGAAATGTATAACGTAAATCACACACATACTTTTGCAGATCTTGCCAAGTTTGATAAGTTTTTTGTCGGTTCAGACAAGTTTACATCAAAGATGTTGGAAACTATCGACGCATTATCCAAATCTGCAAACGCTCCCTATCCTCCCTTTAATCTCAAGAAAGTTGACGACAACAAGTATGTTGTTGAACTTGCTGTCGCTGGTTTTGCGAAGCAGGATATTGAACTTACACTTGAAGATAACAAGCTTATTATTAAGGGGGAAACAACTCTTGATACACTCACTAACGACGGAATTGACGTATCATACTTGCACAAAGGCATCTCTGATAGAGCGTTTACTCGTACCTTTTCTCTGGCCGACAACGTAGTTGTTAATAATGCCGAAATGGTCAATGGACTATTAAAGGTATGGCTAGAACATATCATTCCGGAGCATAAGAAACCTCGTAAGATTGATATTGCTGAGTCTAATACAAAAACTAAGTTGGAAACGCACAAGGCTAAGTTTTAACCCATATGGGGCTGGGGAAACTCGGCCCCTTTTCTTTTAAGGAGATATAAATGTTTTTTCCTCGTTTTCTAAATTACATTGTTGAAAATTTGACTAAGGTTGTACGATACCATAAGGCAGTGGCAGAATTGAATAATCTTTCTGATAGAGAACTTAATGATATTGGTATTACACGCGGTGAAATTTTAACTACTGTTTATTTTTCATCACTAAAAGAAATGGCAGAAAGAATTCCTTCAAGAGCGTTCTGAAACCATAAATATTATTATGGTTTCTAAAGGAGGTTACTATGTCATTTTACACTGATGTTATTAAAAAAGATAATAGATTCAATTCGACGCAAACAATTAGAGATGTTTCTTTGCTCGAACCAGGCACAAGAGCGGCAGTTGCAAAGCTCATAGTTCTGGCTCATGAAGCTGGTCATGAACTTAAAGTCGGCGAAACTTATCGTTCGCAGGCTCGTCAACTACAATGCTTTAAAAACGGTGCGACTCAACTTAGAAAAGTTGGTTGTCATGGTTATGGAGTTGCTTGTGATCTTCAAATGATAGTTAATGGTAAGTATGATCCAAAGGGCGAAGATTACGCATTTTTTCAAGACCTTTGTAAGAAGGTTGGATTAATTTCCGGTATCGATTGGGGGACGCCCAATCAAAAGCATACTTTTCATGATTGGGATCACGTACAAAGAGTACCTGTATTCCGTCAAAATGCATTATTTGCTGGTACTTGGTATCCTCCAGTTGATTATGACCCTTATGCCGATATGAAAGAACACGGTATAACCTGAAGTATTGCTTGATTAATTGAACTAATTACACTATAATACTTGATTGAGGTGGCGTCTGTGGGCATATGCCGGACGCTTTTAAGGAGAAATTATGTTTTACACAAATGTATTTCAACGTGGCGACAAGATCTACATGCGCGGATTTGATAAAGGTCTGCGCGTTAATGATGTTGTTCATTATAAGCCTTACATGTTCATCAACAAGCAGAACGGTAAGTATAAAACTCTTGATGGCAGAGCTGTTGCAAAGTTAGAGTTCGACAGTATTCGAGAAGCCAGAGATTTTATTCAGAAATATGAAGATGTTTCTAACTTTGAAATTTTCGGGTTCAATAATTTTCAGTATACATATATTTACGACACGTTTAAGGGCGACATCGATTATGACCCTCTTCTCGTAAATATTGGCACAATTGATATTGAGTGTGCCGCTGATGAAGGATTTCCTAATATTCAGAAGGCCGATAAAGAAATTACGGCAATTACAATTCGAAATCGCAATAAGAACTTTGTGTTTGGTTGTGGCGATTTCACGCCTTTGGATGGTAAAACTTATTATCTTAAGTGCAAGGATGAACACGAACTTCTTCAGAAGTTTTTGAACTGTTGGCAGGCTCTTGAACTTGATATTGTTACTGGATGGAATATTGAGTTTTTCGATATTCCCTATCTGGTAAATCGTATTCGTAATTTGTTCAATGAAAAGGAAGCAAAGAAACTTTCTCCTTATGGTATTCTTGATGAAAAGACAGTTGAGTTTCGTGGTAAGGAAAATCAGAGCTTTTCGCCAGCGGGTATTTCCGTCATGGATTATTACCAGTTGTATCGCAAGTTCACTTTCGGTAATCAGGAAAGTTATAAGCTAGATTATATTGCTCAAATTGAATTGGGCGAAAAGAAAATTGATTATTCTGAATATGGCAACCTTCTTGATCTTTACAAAAATAACTTTCAAAAGTTCATTGAATATAATATTCATGACTGTGTTCTTGTCGAGCGTCTTGATGATAAGATGAAGTTTTTGGAACAGGTAATGGCGCTGGCTTATGATGCCAAGGTCAATTACAATGACACAATGACAACTGTTCGGCCTTGGGACGTTATTATCCATAATTATCTGCTTGATCAGGGAATTGTTATTCCTCAGTTTAAGAAGCAAAATGATTTTGATAACCTGATTGGTGGATACGTCAAGGAACCTAGGCTCGGATTGAGTAAGTGGGTGGTTTCGTTCGATTTGACATCTCTCTATCCAAGCTTGATTCAACAATATAATATAAGTCCGGAAAAAATGATAGACAAAAAAACTGTTAAGAAAATGATTCAAGAAGAGAAAAATAGAAGAGGTTTGATCTAAATACTCTGTAAAAGGAGTAAATTTTTATGAACTATTTAAAACAATATATTTTGATTATCAAAAGAGCGAAAAATAGAAAAGAAATAGATAAAAAATTATACGAATATCATCATGTTTTTCCGGTATCAATATATGGTCAAAACGATTTTACAGTTCCTCTAACATTAAGAGAACATTATATTTCGCATAAACTTTTATGGAAAATATTTCGTAAACGCTACGGACCAAAAGATGAAAAAACCAGAAAAATGGCCATGGCCTTTCATTGGATGATTTACGGAAAAAGCGATACTTATAGACAAAAAACTTTCAACAATTCTTATCTTTACGATTCGGCTAGAACCGCAGTATTTGAATCTAAAAAAGGAAAAAGAAGAGTTGATATGATTGGAAAGTCTTATTTCGGCGCTGATAAAAAAACTATACTTGAAGGTATAGAGAAAATGAAACGAAAAAAGACTGGTATGAAAATAAATTACCCTAAAAATAGAGCATCGGCGCCCTGTTCGAAAGAAAAATCAGAAAAAATATCCGAGCAAAGAAAAAGGACCAAATACAAATATATTAATATGAGTGATGAAGAATTTAATAAATGGTTATCTAATCAAAATTATTACGCTAAAGACGGCCGAATAAATTCTAATGTGACCAGAGCAATTAGGTGGAGAAATGAATATTTTAAAGAATTTAACTGATGAAGAATTATATACGCTGGAAAAAATGTTAGATAACATTCAATCTGAATCTTATGATAACTCTTTTATTTTTAAAAATAAAACAATACCAAAAATAGAAGGTTATTCATTGACAGCTAATGGGTGTTTATATAAAAATGATTCTCATGGTTTTGCAACAGCTCTTATGCAAAAAATGTTTGATGATAGGTCAAAATATAAAAAATTGATGATTGAGGCCAAAAAGAAGTATGAGAAAACCAAAAGTAAAGAAGATGAAAAATTAGTTTCTAGATATAATAATCTCCAAATGGCCAAAAAAATTCAACTCAACAGCTTTTATGGGGCTTTATCAAATGTTTATTTTCGTTGGTTTAATTTTGATAATGCAGAGTCTATTACTTCATCGGGTCAATTAACTATTAAATTCATTATCAATAAAATGAATCAGTTTATGAACAAACTCTGTAAAACAACAGATGTTGATTATGTTATTGCATCAGATACAGACTCTATTTATGTTACCTTCGAAAAAATGATTCCCGAAAATGTGGACGAGTTGAAGGCTGTTGAAATAATTGATCAGTTCTGTGAAAAGAAAATTCAGCCTTATCTTGATGTTTGTTATAAAGAACTTGCTGACATGATGAGTGCTTATCAGCAAAAGATGCAGATGAAGCGCGAAACTATTGCCAACAAGGGTATTTGGCGTGGTAAGAAAATGTATATTCTCAATGCTTGGAATGTTGAGGGCGTGCAGTATGATAAGCCAAAGTTGAAGTTGTCTGGAATCGAGGCAGTTCGTTCCTCAACTCCGCATGCATGCAGAGAAAATATTAAAAAGGCTCTTGAAATCATTATGAATGAAGATCAAACTTCTTTGCAGAAGTTTATTTCTGACTTCAAAATTAAGTTCGAAGGATTGCCTTTCGAAGAAGTTGCTTTTCCTCGCGGTTTGAAGGGATTGAACAAGTACAAAGATTCGGCAGAAATCTATAAAAAAGGAACGCCGATCCAAGTCAAGGGAGCTCTACTGTTCAATCATATGCTCAAGAAGCATAATGTGAAAAATATTCCGCCTCTATCTGATGGAGATAAAATTAGGTTCGCATATTTGAAAATTCCTAATCCTATTCGGGATACTGTTATTGCTACTTCTGATCTATTGCCAGAGGAATTTAATCTAGATAAGTATATTGATCGTGAAATGCAGTTCAATAAATCTTTTCTAGAGCCTCTAAAGTCAATAACTGAAATTATTGGTTGGGAAGCAGAGGAAAAATCAACTTTGGAAAGTTTCTTTGGCTAAACCGTAAACATTGACTATTGGGTGGAAATAATATATGATAGTAATTGATAATATTATGCCAGAAGCAGATCAACTTGCATTGGAAGATTTGATAATTAACAAAACTTCTTGGTATTTTGTTAAGCTTAAGGTAAAAAACGAAGATAACATTGTTTATGAAAACGCAGTGAATACTTCTCAATTCGTACACACTGCGTTTTCTGATGGGAAAATAATGTCCGATCGTTTTAATGATATGGTCAAAGTAATGTTTTACTTTCCAAAACCTGTCAAAGATATTATCAAAATAAAAGCTAACATAACGATGAATAGCGTGCACATGAGCAAAGATCAGTACGCTATTCCTCATGTAGATATGGAACGAGTTGGAGTTAAAAATTATCTAACTGGTGTTTATTACGTTAATGATTGTGATGGCGATACGTATATTTTTAATGAACAATATGATGGTATTAAAAAAACTAAGTTTACTCTGAAAGAAAAAGTTTCTCCTAAAAGAGGTAGGCTTTTATTGTTCGATGGTTCTTATTATCATGCTGGTAATAATCCATCTGGATCCGATCCAAGAGTTGTTATAAATTACAATTACATTTTTGAAGGATAGTAATATGTCTCTTAAAGAAAAGCTTATTAAGAACTCAACAATAGATCTAACTGCAAGCCTAATCGACAGTAAAATTTTCACCAAGAAGGATATGATTCCAACATCAGTTCCGATGATCAATGTAGCTTTGAGTGGTTCTGTTGATGGCGGAATTACTCCTGGTTTGACTATGTTGGCAGGTCCATCGAAGCATTTCAAGTCTGGATTTTCTTTGCTTCTCGCTTCGGCTTTCCTTAAGAAGTATAAGGATGGTATTGTGTTGTTTTATGATTCGGAGTTTGGTACTCCTCAATCATATTTCACGACATTCGGTATTTCTTTGGACTCTGTTGTACATACTCCAATTACGGATATTGAAGAGCTCAAGTTCGATATTATGACTCAGATCAAAAATATCGAACGTACAGATCATGTAATGATCCTTATCGATTCTATTGGCAATCTCGCTTCAAAGAAGGAAGTAGAAGACGCTCTGGATGGCAAGTCAGTTGCTGATATGACAAGAGCGAAGCAGCTTAAGTCTCTATTTCGTATGATTACACCGCATCTATCTCTCAAGGATATTCCGATGGTTGTTATTAATCATACATATAAGACAATGGAACTTTATGCAAAGGATGTAGTTGGCGGCGGCACTGGATCATATTATGGATCTGACAATATCTGGATTCTTGGTCGTCAACAGGATAAGGAAGACAAGGAAATTGTTGGTTATCATTTCGTAATTAATATTGAAAAGAGCCGATATGTTAAGGAAAAATCAAAGATTCCAATTACCATTTCCTTTGAAGGTGGTATTAATCGTTGGTCTGGTCTACTTGATGTGGCGCTTGAAGGCGGTTATGTTGTGAAGCCAAAGGTTGGTTGGTATTCAACAGTTGACAGAGAAACTGGAGAAGTAAGAACGCCATCTTTCCGCGCTGGCGATATTGTGAACAATAAAGAGTTTTGGACAAATATGTTTAAAACTACTGATTTTGCTAAGTATATTGAAAACACATATAAGATGGCCACTGGTGCTATATTGGATAGTGATGATGAAACAACCGAGTAGCGTAAAATATGATTATA